TGACGGTTTAGCTGCTTAATTACAGTTAATTTGGAGGGACTTAAAACGCCCCTCCATAATCTTTTAATAATTAAATAAAAAATATGACAAATCTAGTGTTAAATGTAAGTCCAAACCAATTAGTATCAGATCAAAATTTATTAATAGCTTTTTTTGATAAAAAAAACGAAGTTACTAAAAATTATGACCTTTGGGTTCATATTACAATTCCTAGTGATCCAAATACAGTTTGTATTAGAAAAGCTATTGAAAGAGCTATTTACGATCAAGGTGGCGAAAAAACATTTATTCACGAAAAAGATTTATATAAAAATGCTTACAAAAAATATCTTGCATTACAAAAAGATGGTAAGCCTAATCCTGAAGCCGAATTAGCTAAATTAAGAGCTGAAATTAAATCATTAAAAGCTAACACAGCTTCTGTTGCAAATTTAGAAAATGAAGAAGAAGATGAAAGAACCGATTCAAAAAAAGTTTTATTAAATTTACTTAAAAATAAATAATGAGTCTTTTAACAATCTCACAATCAATTTTAAAAGAAACTAAAGCGGGCAATGTTCCAAATGCCATAATTGGCAATGTTGAAGATGTTGCAAAACAAATCTTAGAAGTAATGACCGTGTCAATTACTGAATTAGCACGGGCTTATAATTGGCAAGAATTGCAAAAAGAAAAAACATTTAACACAATTGTTAATACAGTTTCCTATGATTTACCTGAAGATTTTGACAGATTTATAAATGGAACTTTTTGGAATACCACCACACAACACCCAGTAGCAATTCCAGTTACTCCTGAAGAATGGAGAATTTTAAAAAATCAAGGTATTACTGGTGGAACTGGTTTTGAATATTCTAGAATTAGAGCAAATCATGTTTTATTGTTTCCTACACCTGCTGCTATTGAAACACATATTTACGAATATATTAGCAATCATGTTATTTTAAGTTCAAGTGGAACTGGTCAAACTGAATGGTTAGCTGATACTGATGTCCCCGCTATTGATGCACATATTGTAAGGTTAGATGCAACTTGGAGATGGTTAAAAAATCAAGGTCGCCCTTATGCTGAAGAAAAAAAAATTGCTGATAATGCAGCAGTTGAAAGAGTTAGGGCAAACGGAGCAAGAAGAACTATTAAGCATTATTATTACGACAACAATATTAAAGTTGGTTATCCAGCAACAATTACTCCATAAATGGTATTAACATTAGGTAAATCATATCCATCATTGGATCAAGAAAGAAACGGACAAGCTTTAAGAGTAAATGTCCCTTCGCCTTCTGGTGGATTAAACACTAAAGATAGTGAAAGCCTAATGGAACCAACTGATGCTGTAATTATGGAAAATTGGTTTCCCGGTCAAGGTTCTGTTTCAACTAGAAAAGGATTTACTCAATATGCAACTGGTTTATCTGGTTATGTTGAAACTTTAATGGAATACAATGCTAATACAATTAGAAAATTTATTTGTGCTAATGGAAGCACTTTAAATGATATTACAAACCCTGCAAGCATTATAAACATTGGTAGCGGATTTACAAATGCAAGATTTCAATGGGTAAATTTTAATTCTTATTTAATAATGGTTAATGGTGCCGATACACCTCAAACATTTGATGGAACGACTTTAACAGCTTCTACTATAAGCGGAAGTGGATTAACAGTCAATGAATTAAACGGCATAAATATTCATAAGAATAGAGTTTATGTCTGGAACTCAAACGCACAAGATGTTTGGTATGGAGCAACAAATGCAATTGGTGGTGTTTTTACCAAATTTCAATTGTCTAGAGTTGCACCCTTTGGAGGCAATCTTGTTTCAATGATGACTTGGAATTTAGATGGTGGTAATGGTGTTGATGATTATGCAGTATTTTTAATGTCAAGTGGCGATGTGCTTTTGTATCAAGGCTCCGATCCTTCAAGCTGGGCTTTGCTTGGAACTTACAAAATAGGTCGTCCAATAGCAATAAGAGGAGCTAAAAAAGTTGCTGGTGATATTATGATTATTACGGATCAAGATTTTGTATTTTTCAGTGAAGTATTTAAAAATGATGGTTCAGTTACACAGAGAAGTAAATTATCTGGTGTAGCAATAGAGGCTGTTAATAACTATAGTTCAAATTATGGCTGGGAAGTTGCAATGTATCCAAAAGGTGGTTGGCTTTTAATTAATGTTCCAGTAGCAACAAACACAATTTATCACCAATATATTTTAAACACAATTACTGGTGCGGCTTGTAAATTTACGGGGATGAATGCTTCCACTTGGGGAATGTTTAATAACAATTTATATTTTGGTGGGAGTGGCAAAATATTTAAAGCTGATGATGGCTACAATGACAACGGAGCAAATATTGTTTGCGATATTCAATCCGCTTATAATAATTTAGGAAGTCCACAAGAAAAAGTAGTAAATAGCTATCGAAACACTTTAAAATTAGACGGCACTGTGGCAATAAATTCAATAGTTAACTTTGATTATGGTAGAAGTTTAACTTCACAAAATTCATCATCAGTTGGAATCGGGTCTTTTTGGGATGTGGCTTTATGGGATGTTGCTTTGTGGAGCGCTGAAGGATTAACAAGAAACGAATTAATTTATTCATCAGGTCAAGGTGTAGACCTTGGGATGAGAATAAAGGCAAGTATAAACGGACAACAGATTAATTGGTACAGAACCGATTATAGTGTAAGTGTTAGTAATATAATTTAAGGAAAATATATGGGTTTTGGAAAAAGTTTTAAAAAAATAGTAGGTAAAGCTTTATCTCCTTTACCATCATCATTAAGACCAATAGCAGGCTTTGGTCTTGTTGGAATTGGTGGTTATAGTGCTGGAAAATACCAAAACAGAGCAGACAAAGCAGACAGAGCTAAATCATTAGGTCTTCCCGAAACCGCAACAGAACAAGATATAACAACCGCTAATCTTTTTGAAAGTCTTTCGCCTGAACAAAAAAAAGATTTACTTTTAAACAATCCTAATATTTACACACCAGAAGGTTCACAAACTTATGATCCACTTACTAATAGTGTAAATTTAAATGAAAGCGATTTTACTAAAGCTGAAAGATTAAGACAAGAAAGTTTAGCGGGTCAATTAAGCGGTTCTTTAAGTGGTGATTTTTCAAATAGTGGACAAGCAATTCAAGATGCAACTTTTCAAAGAGGAAAAGCTCAAATTGATCCTATTGTAAAACAAAATAGAAACAATTTAGCACAACAATTAGCGGATCAAGGTATTCCTGTTGGCAGTGAGCAATATAATGAAGCTATGAATCGATTAGACGATGCAATTGCTCGTCAATATACTGATTTAAGCCAAGCATCAATTCAAACTGGCGAACAAGTAAGGCAATCAAGATTTAACGAAATATCCTCGCTTCTTGGCAGAACACAAGTAGGTGCTGGCACTTCTTTTAGCGGTTATCAGCCAAATTATAACGGCATTGATTTGGCTGGCTTTGCTCAACAACAAGGACTGCAAAATCAACAATTATCATTTATGGGTTTACAAGCTCAAAAAAATAGAAGCGCTGCCAGAACAAATGCTTTAATTGGAGCAGCTGGTTCTTTAGGAAGTGGCGCTATTGGCGCTTTTTCGGACATAACTTTAAAAGAAAATATTAGACAAACGGGAGTATCGCCAAGCGGAATTGTTATTTATGAATTTGATTATAAAGACAAATCACACGGGCAATTTAGATATTCTGGTGTAATGGCTCAAGATTTATTAAAAACCCATCCATCAGCTGTAATTCAAGAAAAAGACGGAACTTTAAAAGTAGATTATCAACAAATTGATGTAGAATTTAAGAGGGTTAAATAATGGCAGTAAAAAGAAATCAAATGGCTCAAGCTTTAGCAAGACCGCAAACCGTACAAAGACAAGCTTTGACCGTGCCTAATATTAATACTACAGCAATATCACCTTTTGGAGATAATTCTAATTCTTTACAACAGGAAGCTTATGGACAAGCTTTAATAAATAAAGCAGTTAGCGGTCAAGGTTTTGACCCTCAAGGTGGTATTGGTGTTGCAGTCGCTCAAATTGCAACCGCTGGTATTGGTGCTTGGGCTCAAAATAGAGCAAGAAAAGATATTGCTGAAAGAGAGGTTGGTCGTCAACAGCAATTAAGTTCATTATTAACATCAAATGGCTATACACCAGAATCTGCAAATGCTATAGCTTCAATGACTACACCTGAAAGTGGAGCAAGTATTATTGGTGCTTTTATTAATCGAGATATGGCTAAAAATGACCCCGCAACTCAATTAAAATTACAACAATCTCAAGTTGATTTACAAAAAAGCCAATTAGGTTTAACAACTGAAAAATTGCAACAAAATAAATTAATAGCTGAAACTAGAAAAATTAAAAGCGAATCTTCTGGAAAAGGAGCAGAAAAAGCTCCAGCAGGCTATAGATTTCAAGGAGACGGAAATTTAGTAGCAATACCGGGTGGACCAGCAAGCAAATTAAGTGCAGAATCGGCGGGTAAAGTTGCTTTAATTAAGCAAGGAGAACAAGATATTAATCGATTTAAAAATTTAATCACAAATTCAGACGGCTCTTTTAATAGAAAAAAACTTGCTAGTATGGATGTCCCTTTTAATTTGGCTGGAGGTCGTCAAGAAAATTCAACTTTATTTAATGCAATAAATGCTAGGCTTCGTTTAGAATCGGGTGCGGCTGTGCCAGAAGCAGAAGTAAAAAGAGCTTTAAAAACTTTTGCACCAAGTGCTCTTGATAGTAACGATACTATTAACTCTAAGATAAATAGAATGAATGAATTTTTTGCAACAGCTAAAGAAGAAATAGGGCAAGGTAGAGGAGCAACACCAACTCAACAGGCAACAAACGGTCAATCAGCTATGTCTCAACAAAATGCCCGAAAAAATGCTTTTAAAATTTTAAATATAAGAGATAAATAATGCCAATAGCAACAGTTCAATTACCTAATGGAAAAATAGCTGATATAGAAGTTCCTCAAGGTGCCACCCCTCAAGAAATTGAAAGTTTCGTAATGGGTAGTCCCGAATTTGGCGGACAACAAGAAATGCAACCGCAAGTTCAACCTATGCAATCGCTTGAAGAATTATCGCAGATTGCTAAAAAACAAGCTTATTTAAAAGAAAATTTACCAGCAACTCAAGGTATACCTGTTCTTAGCACTATTGAGAATGTAGGAAGGGGTTTAAATCTTGGATTAGGAAACGCCGCGATTGGTGCATTTCAAGCCGCTACCGATGTTGGCGAAAAAGCCGCTCGTTTAATTGAGAGAATATATTATGGCGATAATCTTAAGATGAATACTATAGGTAATAGATTAGCAAATGAAGTTAAGCAAACAAAGGAATTGCAAGCAGAACTTCCAACTTCACAAAGAGTAGGCGTTGCGATTGGTGAAGCTTTGCCGTTTTTAACTACTGGTGTTGGAACTGGTGCAAAAGTAGCACAAGTCGCAGGTAAAGTTGCTGGCTTAGCTACTGGCGGTGCGGTTAGTGGTTTTGCATCAGGAGCATTATCACCACAAGAAGAAGCTGGCTTAGAAAATAGAAGTATTCAAGCCGTAAAAAGTGGGGCAACTGGTGCAGTTATTGGTGGTGGATTAGGAATTGCTGGTAAAATTGCAAGTAATGTTAAAACTTCCGCTGTTCAATTGGGTAAAGATGTTTTAGCTGGATATAAAGCAAGACCAACAGAAGCTATTGCAGGCTTTACTAATAAACCAGTTGAAACGCTTGATGCTATTGGTGCAGCAATTAAAGATAATTCAAGCCAAATTTATAAGGCAATGCGTGAGTCTAATGCGGTTTTAAGACCAAGCGCAACAGGAACAATTTTTAAACAAATTGACGAATCATTAAAAGATTCGGGAATTATGAATCAAAGATTGCACGGCGATACTATGGGGATTTTAGATGACCTAAAAGGTTTAGCAAAAGAGAAAAACGGCAAGATTGGCTTAGAAGAACTAGACCAATATAGACAGCTTTTAGGCGATGTTGTTAAGAAAAACACAGACATTGCCGGCAAGATGAATGCTGACGCTTTCAAGGCAAATATTGCCATCAATAAAATGGATGATGTAGTTGAAAATTTAAAGCCTAATTATTTAGTTGGCTCTGGTAAATCTGAATCTGTAAAACTTTTAGATGCCGCAAGGGGTGAGTGGTCAAGATACCGCAAATTTGATGCTATTACAAACATTGTAAGAAAAGCCGATAACGATCCAAACCGCATTAAAACACTTTTACAAAACTTTGTTAATAATCCAAAAAATTTAAGGGGATTTTTACCAGCTGAAGTTAAAGCTTTAAAAAGAGCTAAGACTAACTCAACTGCGGAGGGTTTAATAAAAGCAATGGGTAAATTTGGTTTTGACATTGGAAGCGGTAGAAATGCTGGAAATTCGGCTTTACCAATTGGTTCAATATTAATTGGCGGTGGAACTGGTGGATTAACTGCACTAGTGGGTACGGTTGCAAGACAAGCTCAAAAATTATCTGCAAGAGGGCAAGTTGATGATGTTTTAAAATTAATACAAGGACAAGAGCCACAAATTGCAAGTAAGGTAGTTCAAAAATTACCAGCTAAAACTAGAGATTATGTTTTAACTAACATATTGACACAAATAATTAATAAATAAATATATGGCATTTAATGGAACAGGAACTTTTTTAAGAATTTACAACTGGGTAACTGATAAAGCAAACGGAGTACCAATTACAGCATCAAGATTTGATGCAGAGCTTGAGGGCATGGCAACTGGATTGTCTCAATGCATTACAAAAGATGGACAAACTACCATCACAGCCAATATCCCTTTTAACAGCAATAAAATTACGGGCTTAGGCAATGGAACCGCAAGAACCGATGTTATTAATGTCGGTCAAGTTCAAGATAATCAATTTCTATATCTTGGAACAACAGGAGGGAGTGCTGATGCTTATACTTTGGCACCATCGCCAGCAATTACAGCTTACACAGCAACACAACAATTTACTGCTAAAATAAGTGCTACTAATTTAACAACAACCCCTTATCTGCAAGTAAGTTCGATTACTAGTCCTACAACAACAGCAGTTATTAAAAAACTAAGTGCTACAAAAACAGAAATTGCGGTTGAAGCTAGTGATTTACTAATTAATGGCATTTATGATTTTAAAAGAAATTCTGCAAATGATGCTTGGATTGTGTTAAATCCTGAAAAAGTTTTTTATGATTTAACAAATTTAACAAAGGCTACCACTACAACTCAAGGTATATCTTGCATTGATAACCGAGTAAGTCTTGTAAATGATGGGATATCAATCAATGATACCATTGGTTTTAATGCAGGAACTTTTATCACCCTTGCAGGGATTCAAATATATTTACCATTAATTAGGAAAAAAATTCAATCTAGCGGAGTTTGGACTGCTGGCGATACAAATAATGGATTGGATACTGGAGCAAGAGCAGCAAATACATTTTACAGAACTTATGTAGTGCAAAACAGCTCTACATTAGCTTATGATATTGTTTTTTCATTGTCTTATTTATCGCCAACCATTCCTAGTGGTTATACAAATTTAGGGTTATTAGATTATGCTTTAATTCGCACAAATACATCCAATAATATTGCTCCATCAAAATGGGATGCAAACAATAAAAAAGTTGTTTTAGGTAGCGACGAATCCATATTAGTTTTTTCATCTACCGCAGGAAGTGGCAATGCTCCCATTGTAAATACAACAGAACCTTTGGAGTTTGGTATTCAAATGTATTTATCAACATCTGTAGGAGGTGGATCTGATTTATATTGCTATGGCAGTGAACAATCTGCAAGTAATTCTTGTGATGGTGTATTAATAGCGTCAAATAATGGATTCCAAACTGCTGGTAGTGGTTCAGTTTATACATCGGATGGAAAAATTTATTGGAAAAACTTTTCAACGGTAGGCGGAGTTTCAAATCAACTTTGTAGAATTAAAACAATAAAAATAAGGAGTTAAAATGATTTACTACAACATAATTGACAACAAAAAAGTATTTTTTGAAAGCGACATTATATTTGCTGACGACGAAGCCACTATAGCAAATGAAAAAGAGCAAAAAGAATATTTTCTTGAAAAAGCTAAAAATAAAAAGCTTGCTGATTTAAGTAAATTTTATGATTCTAGCGAATGCTGGACTTATACTTTATTTAGCAATTTAACTAAAAAATATGCATCATTAACAGGCGATACATATTTTTTTGGCAGATGTATACCTGCATCACTTGGTAAAGAAATGGAAATTTTAGATGACAATAATGTAAAAATTATGTATTTTCTTAATAAAACAAAAGGAGAAAATCTTAACTTTAAAATTAACAACTCAAATGGCAGAATAATCAAAGAGAAAAAACTTGAATTAGAAAATAAAATAGCTATTGCTAATAATATAGAAACTATTAATTCTATTAACATTGAAACTGAATTGTTAAATGCAGTAGAAAGAAAGATTAATTTAGACATTATATAAAATGAATTTTATTTCAAATACATATTTAGGAACTGGTCAACAAAGCGAAATTATACTTGATGCTGGTGAAAAATATTATTGGGTTGTTAATGCAGGTTTAAATGATATTTACCATTTAGAGTTTAAATTTACAATTGGAAGTTCAAGAATTATTCACCCAAATTATAATTCTTTAACTTTTAATTCGTTAGGTTCAGTTAACGGAATTTATTCAATTGGATTAAATATTTTATCTAATGTTAGTGGTTCAATTACTTTTGAGATTTCAAAAAATTACACAAGATAACATGCAAGAAAACAGTTTTTTTAGTTCAGAATTTTTAAACAAAAAAAATAGAATTATTGATGGCGAAGTTAACACTTATGCAGATTTGCCAGCTTCAGCAAACCATAACGGTGAAATTTGGATTGTAAAAACAACAACAGGAGTTATTTTTGTAAATAAAAAAGTTGCAGGACTTTATGTTTCAAATGGTACAACTTGGACTATTATAACTCCCGTAGAGATTGACGGTTATCAAAAATTAATTACAACACCAACAAACGACAATATAGCAATAACAGATGTTAACGGACAAACTAAAGACGGGGGCAAAAAAATTAGTGATTTAGTTGATAAAATAACTGGCAAAGGCTTATCAACTAATGATTATACTGATACTGAAAAAACAAAATTAGCTGGCATTGCTACTGGAGCCACTGCTAACTCAACAGATGCTTATTTATTATCAAGAGCAAATCATACTGGATCACAAGCTACTAGTACAATTACTGGCTTAGATGCTTCCCTTAGTAGCAAAGAAGTTTCTGCCAATAAAGATGCAAGCAATGGATATGCTGGGCTTACTTTATTTAAAATAAATTTCAGAAATGTAGCCAATACATTGACAAGTTTTTTTACAAATTCAAATACAACTTCAAGAACTTATACCTTCCCCGATGTAGATGGAACGGTTATAACAACTGGCGATACTGGCACTATTACATCTTCAATGATTGCAAGCGGAGCAATTGTTAATAATGATATTAACGCAACTGCCAATATTTCAGCTACAAAATTGCGACAAGAAACCATTTCACAAACAAAAACACAACCTGCAAATAATGACACCTTAAATGTTGTAGTAAATAAATTGCTAGGTCTTAATAATACTGGTTCATCCTTAGCACCATTAACAATTGCAAACCTTGCAAGTGGCGGTGTAATAGGAACGGCGGCAGCTACCGTTGATATTAATAATAAATTTTTAATAAATCAGAGTACTGATGAACAAACCATTACTTTTCCAAATCCAACAAATCCAACTCTTGGACAATCTATAACTGTAAAAGCAAATTCAGTAGTAGGCTTTTCCTGTTATGGAGAGTTTATTGCCAGAGGAAACTCAGCCAACTTTTTTTGGAGCGGCTCATCTTGGTGTTCACAGGCTTCTACTGCGTCTTACATGACTGGATATAATGCTCCAACATATACAACTAATGTTGCAGCAGGAGACCATATTAAATTTAATGCTGTTTATAATTTCGGAGGAGACAATATTCTTTTAGATACTAGTACAACTTATACTACGGCATTAAATCAGGATTCTATTGGTAGAATAACCTTAAAAGCAGGAAAAACATATAAACTTTGGGGTTCTTTAAATAATGCTAATGCCACTGGAGTTGTGTACGGGGCTTTTAGATGGGTAAATGCAGATACAGGTGCGTCGATAAGTTTAATTTCAAGCGGAGGACCTCCACAATCTACAACAGATAGACTGCCGGGCGTGGGTGCTGTTTGTTATTTTACATCAACAATTGATACAAGAGTTGAATTGCAATTGCTATATTCTCTAAATACTGTTTATGGCTCATCAACTGGTGCTGGACCAGCACAATTCCACATCGAAACTATATAAAACGAAACTATGTCTATTACTTTTATTGTTATCCCTATTATTTTTAAAATTTTTTAAATTATGCCTATTATTTTTATTTCTCCAAAAAATCAAGAACGACCATACATACAAACTGCTTTGACCAAAATAAATGATTCATTTATAGAAGTAGAAATTAATGATGAAGATAAAAACAATATAGCAAATTATATTCAGTATTGCGATCTAAAAGACGGCAAATTTTTTTTTGATAAAGCAAAATTTGATGACTTTATACTAAACAAACATAAAGACAAACTTCTCAAAGAAATTCAAAATTTTTTTAAGGTAGACGGTAAATCTAGGTTAATAACAATACAAAACTGCCATCCTCAACCTATATTTTGCGATCAGAATTTTATAAATAACTTAAACTCAGCTAAAGATCAGGCTATTGCATTAGGTTGCTACGAACACAAAATAACTGATGTTAATAATCTTGGCATTTTAGATGAAACAACAACTACATTAATTGGTGTAGCTATAAAATTAGAGGCACTAGAGCAAATTAAAATTATTGCAGAATTAAGTAATCAGGATAATACTAGTGTAAATACTAGTGTAAATACTAATACAAATACTAATTAAAATATGTATTTTGTCTTTTGTATTTTGTCTTTTGCCTTTTGTATTTTGTCTTTCTATATAGTTATTCCACCAGATTGCGATTGCACTAAAGCATTTAAAGTATTTCCAGATTGGTTAACTGTGCTTGGAGAAAGTATATTATTTTTTAGTAAATTCGTTGGTAAATTATAAACACTTTGTAATTCATTCATATCAGGTGAATATATATTTGTCACTCTAAAAGTATCAATATTACCAACTCCCCAACAATAACAATTCTTTCCCATATCATTTATTGACTTCCA